TACTTACCAGATTGGATCAGACAGATATGCTTATGCAGTTGTCAGACAAATCTCACCAACTCGTATCGAGGTACAAAGTATGGACTCAACACAAGTAGGTGATTACTACAACAACCAGAAGTGGATACATGCTTTTGATGAGAACAGAAAAACTAGAGTGATCTCATACAGAACTAACAAGCATGGCAGATCATACTGGAGAGAGATGGGTAGTCAAACTGGATACTGGTCTCCTAGTGATGAACCAGATACTTACAGAGATCCATGTTTTTAATCAACGGGAGGGTAACACCTCCCTTTTTAACTTAGAGGAGAATGTTATGTTTTTTAATACTAATAAATCAAAAGGCAAAGAATTAGATAGATCAATTAAAAATTCATTTAAGCAAGAAGATATTATTCTTGGATTGTTTGTTAAAGATGAGAATTTAAGCAGAGAAGATGTTGAAAAGAAGTGCAGGATCTTTGGATATAACTATCCTACTGCTAGTGTAGTAAGAGCAATGAGTGTATTAACATCTCAAGGTAAGTTGCAAAAGACAGATGTTATGAAGATGGGATCTTATGGTGTAAAGGTACATACTTGGAGATTAATGAATGACTGAACTAAAAGATAAAATATTAAACATACTTAGAGTTGATGCACCACTATCGACTGATCAAATGCAAAAGTTATTGAAAATAGATGGAATCGATACTAATTGTGAAGTGATCAGAAAATTGTCTCATGAACTATGTGATGATGGTTATGCAAAAGAAGTAGAGATAACTAATGCATGTTCCAGATTCGTACACTACTTTCAGAAACTATGAGAAGAGTAATCCAGAAAGATAAACCTAAAACAGAAATCTTTGAGCACATGGTTAAGTCATTCTACAAAGAACATCCTAAAGCAGATAAAGCAGTAATTACTATTAAAGAAGATAAGATGACTAGATCAGAGAAGCAAAATAAATTGTATTGGAAGTGGATTGGTATTTTGTCAAGTGAAACAGGATATACAAAAGATGCTATGCATGACATCATGAGAGATAAGTTTTTAGGATACAGAATAGTTAAAACAAAAGATAAAAGTATTCAAGCATTACGATCTACTACTGAGTTAAAGGTAGAAGAAATGAAAGACTACTTAATTGATATTGACATGTTTGCCATAGAATTTGGTATTATGCTCCCTAGACCTGAAGATTTATATTTTGAATCAATGGGTTACAAGCGAGAGCAGAATGGACATAGATGATATAGCACATGAATTAAGACTAAGTGAATATGATTCAGTAGATTTATTCGAACTATATCTAACTGCATTGATGATCATAAGTAGTGATCCAATGATAGATGTTATTGATGCTCATAATGTTGTATTAACAACGAGAGAAGAGATAGACGATGAGTTTATCAACCTTCGACCTCATGGAGGAATACACTAATGGCAAGACCAACAAAATATAGTGAAGAACTATTAGATATAGCAAGAGACTATTTAAAGAACTTTAGGAAGCATGGAGACTTTGTACCAAGCGTTGAAGGATTAGCAGATACGCTAGATATTCATAGAGATACAGTCTACGATTGGAAGGACAAATATGATGAGTTTTCCGACATCTATAAGAAGGTATTAACAAAACAGGCAAGAGGACTCATAAATGGCGGTCTATCAAACGAATTTAATGCTTCTACTACAAAGATGATGCTAACTAAACATGGTTACTCTGACAGGATAGAAACAGACATCAGTTCAAGCGATGGATCTATGAAACCAACAGTAATAGAATTAGTTGGTGTTAGACCTGATGGAGATTAAAGAACAGATCCAGATACCAGATAAGTTAGTACCTGTATTTGAGGGTAATGCAAGATACAGAGGTGCTTATGGTGGTAGAGGATCAGGAAAGACTAGAACCTTTGCTTTGATGACAGCAATCAGAGGTTATCAATGGGGTAACTCTGGTAGGACTGGACAAATACTTTGTGGACGAGAGTTTCAGAACTCACTAGATGATTCATCATTAGAAGAGATTAAACAAGCAATTAAGGCAGTACCATTCTTAGATAAGTATTATGAGTGTGGTGAAAGATACATAAGATCAAGAGATGGTAATATACATTATGTCTTTGTTGGTCTTAGAAAATCATTAGATGCAATAAAGTCTAAGGCAAGAATATTATTAGCATGGGTAGATGAAGCAGAGAATGTTTCTGATATGGCATGGCAAAAACTAATTCCTACTGTTCGTGAACAAGAGTCAGAGATATGGGTTACATGGAATCCAGAAAGTAAATACTCTGCAACACATCAAAGGTTTCGAGAGAATCCTCCCGCAGGTGCAAAGATAGTATCTCTTAATTGGTCTGACAATAACTGGTTTCCTAAAGTTCTTTCCGATGAAAGATTGCATGATAAAGAAACAAGACCAGACTTCTATGATCACATATGGGAGGGAGACTTCTTAACATTCTCAGAAGGTGCATACTATAGTGCAGAAATGAGAGAAGCAAAAGCAGAAGGAAGAATAAGAGAGGTTAAATACAATCCTGCTAAAGGTGTTATTACTGCATGGGACTTAGGTATTGGAGATTCTACTTCTATATGGTTTGCACAGTTTATTGGAACAGAAGTACATCTAATTGATTATTATGAAGCATCTGGTGTAGGACTAGATCATTATGCAAAAGTTTTACAAGATAAAGGATATGTGTATGATCAACATATATTGCCACATGATGTTAGAGTAAAAGAACTTGGTTCTGGTATGAGTAGATTAGAAGTATTAGCAGACTTAGGTATTAGACAAGTAGAGATAGCACCACAACTTGCTATTGATGATGGTATACAAGCAGTTAGATCAATGCTTACACGATGTTGGTTTGATGAGGTAAAATCAGAGAAGGGAATTGATTGTTTGGTAAATTATTCCCGTGATTGGGATGAGAATGGTAAGACTTGGCGTTTAAGACCAAGACACGATTGGGCATCTCATGGTGCAGATGCATTTAGATATTTAGCAATTGGTTATCGTGAAAACACAAGTAATTGGGGCGAACCAATCAGAAGAAACTTAGCAGGTGTTGTTTAATGGCAAAACTAGGCATATTTGATTACATATACCCAGATAGAGACTTTGATGAATTTGGAAGTAAGAACGAATATCAATCAGGTGTACTTGGACAAATAACTCAACCTGCATCAGAAGGATTCAATCTTTTAAATATTGATCCGTCAAACCTTATATACAATAACAATCCAGTAAGTGCATTCTACTCACTTCCTAGTGAAATGAGATCAAGTATTCTTGGAGTAGAGGAAAAGAGACAAGAAGTAGAAGCAATGCCTACAGCACCATATAAAGGCAAGTTTGCTATAGGTGGTGGTGAATATACTAATCAAACACCTTTAATTAGTGAATCAGATATTACTGATTATGGTGATGCATATAACAAACAGATAAGTAACCTAGATAAAAACATAGCAGAAGTTAATCTAGGAATACTAGAGATGGCATCTAAACCAGAAGATGTAGTACAAACAGGATTGAATCTTACATCTGGTGTAATGCAAAACATAACGGGTGTAGAGTGGAACAAAGAAGATATAGCAATGGCAGATGCAGTAGCAAAAAGCATTGTAAATGACTTTGGATCATGGGAAGGTTTTAAGAAAGCATTGTATGAAAGACCAGTAGATACAGGTGGTATGGTATTGGGTGGTTCTTATTTAACTGTTGGTGGATTAAGAAAACTACAGAACCTTGCAGATAAATCAGGATTTGCTGATCTTGTTGATAAAGCATCTAGGCAACTTCCAGAAACAAAAATGTCAAACAGAAGTGAAATGTTTGGAAGTCTGGTTGGACTAGAAAGAACTGGCAAACTAGATCTTGTTGATAAAGCACAGAAGATGGAAGCAGAAGGTGCGAGTCCAGAACAAATATGGAATACACATGGGTTGATTAGAGGTCTTGATGATAAATGGCGATATGAGTTTGATGACTCTAAAATGGAACTAACATTAGATGATGTGCCAAAAAATCCATTAAACCTTCGCCCATTAGAGCAAGTAATTAAACACCCAACACTATTCAATACATATCCAGAATTAAGAGAATTAAAAGTAGCACCATTTAAGTATCAACTACCAGAAAGAACTGGTGGTGTATTTCATGGTGATCATCCTATGCATGGTCAATTGATTGAGATGAATCCTACCAAGATGGATGATAAAAAAACCTATGAATCATATTTAGCACATGAAATCCAACATGCAATACAAAGAATAGAGGGTACTGCTAGAGGTGGAAATCAAAGGAACGAAACCTCATTAATAATGAATACAGGTTATCCTGCTGAAGTAAAAAGAAAGTTTGATGAGGGAACTGAAAGAGTCCAAGCATTAATACCTTTTATCAATAAAGCATCTAATCGTTTTGAATATATTAGTGATTCAGATTTAGAAGATATTGGTTATCCAAAAGACATGGATAGACAAACAGCATATAGAAACGCATCAGAAGAATTAAGGCAACTACAAGAATCTAATCAAGATCTATATTGGGAATATGCATCACTAGGTGAAAAAGCAAGACTAGAAGGATTTGAGAATTATAAAAAGTTAGCGGGTGAAGCAGAAGCATTTGAAACGCAAGATAGATTTAATTTAAGTGAATTAGAAAGACAAGGATTATTACCTGCATTCCAGAATGTATCAAAAGAAGATGCAATAGTTAGATTTGATGATGTAACGAACTTAGGCGAAGATGTCAAATCTTTTAAAGATATAAAAGAAGGAGACACGATTACAACTTATCACGCATCTCCATCAAGTGAAATAGAAGGCGGTAAGTTAGAAATAAGAGATCCAATACATGGTGGTAGTGGTTTACCAAAAGGCATACATTCTGCACCACAAATCAAAAACTCATTATTAGATCTTACTACTGGTGAGTTTGGAGACAATATTTACAAGTTAGAAACAAAAGTAGGTGGAATATTAGACTATAACAATCCAGATCCTGCACAAATAAATAGAATGATAGATTCTGTAGATGAACTATTCCCTAATGCTACATATACACATAAGGAATTCTTAAAAGATAAATTAGCAAGAGGTAGTTTTACACCAAACGAATTTAATGCTGATTTCTTTAAGTATCATGGAATAGATACTATTAAAGATGGTAACGAAAGATTAATTAGTTTAGATCCAGAAAATGTATCTTTATTGGGTAAAATAGGAGACGATGATGTTCAAAAAACCACAACAACAGGACTACAAGACGAAGGAAGCGTACGAGGAATCCTTGGCATGGTATCGCAAGAAGATGTCATACGCAAACCAGAATATCAGAGGTATTATAAAGAAAGAGAAACAGACGGGTCTCTTGTAGGTCTACCAAGAGATGTAGGAAGAGAGAATCCTGCAAAAGCAAGTCCAATAATTCAGGATCAATCAAGACAATACGCAGAACAAAAAGGTATTGAGTACAAACCAGTCAATGAATTTGTAGAGGTTGATGAAGAATACTCAACAAAGGTTGCTAATGCATTTGAGGAAATGGAGCATAATCCTAGAGATCCTAAAGTAGTAGAAGCATACAACGCACTAATAGACGAAACACTTGAGCAGTATAAAGTAATGCTAGACAATGGTCTTAAGGTTGAATATTATCCGAAAGACTTTGATCCTTATCCTAATCCATGGGATGCAATAGACGATATTACTAACAACAATCATCTTTACATCTTCCCAACTAAACAAGGATTTGGTAGCGATGTAGAGTTTGATGTAACAGAGAATCCATTACTTAGAGATACTGAGTTTAGAATCAATGGTGAAATAGCACCTGCAAACGACATATTTAGAGCAGTACACGATTATTTTGGTCATGCTAAAGAAGGTGTTGGATTTAGAGCAAGTGGCGAAGAAAACGCATTTATCGCACACTCATCTATGTATTCACCATTAGCACAAAAAGCATTGGCAACAGAGACTAGAGGTCAGAACTCTTGGTTAAACTTTGGTAAGTTTGGAGAAAAGAATAGACAGGCAGGAGTAGAAGATACAATCTTTGCAGATCAGAAGATAGGATTACTTCCAGATGAATTTACAAATCCTAATTATCTTACTAACAAATCCAAAGGTTTACTAGAAAACATCACTACTAAGAAGGCAAATAAATCAGATGATGCATATCAAATGACTTACTGGCAAAACGATGGTAAGTATGGTGATGCTTTGGATAGTAGGAATCTTCCAAATGATAATGAAATTTATTTAGGTGCGTATGGTAGACAGACAAAAGACTTTATCTTAGTTGATGGTGGAAAAAATCAAAGTCAGAAAGCAAAAATGAGAAAAGACGATTATCAAGATGAAGAAATCTTCTACACTATTTATGACAAAAAGACTAAGAAACCAGTAGGCACAACAAAACTCGTTGAGCAAGATGTAGACGGAAGAAGAACAATTACTGGATTAGTTGACATCAAAATTAATGATCAGAATCAAGGCATAGGTAAGAAATTTATAAACAACCTCAAACAATCAGCAAAAGCAGATCCATACAGCGTAGCACCAGAATTTAAAGTATTTGATGTCAAAGAAGATGCAGTAGGTTTTTGGGAAAAAGTAGGTGCTAAAGACTTTTATGAAAGAGGTGAAATTGGTGGAACATATGGTATTAAAAGTGCAAATGCAGGAGAATATACACAAGATATTCCTGCGGGTTACAAACCTAAAAAAGTTTCCAAAGACCACAAAGGACAAATAAACACAATACTCGATTTCACTAAATAACTGGTAGAATTACATTATGAGACCTATTACAGAAGAAGAATTAGCACAAATGTCAAGACCTAATCCAGATATGGGTTATACATCTGAACCTAGTGTAAGTGCTATGACTGGATTACTAAATATGCTTGGTATTGAGAACGATCAAGTCTATTCACAACCTTTATTGTTAGGTGAAGATGCGTCTATGCTTTATGGCAGATCTCCTGATTATCCTAAATATAGAGACTATGAGGACTATGTTAGTCAAGTAGCAACATATCCTACACCAGAAAACTATGTGATCAGAGACAAAGAAGGCAACATGTTCTTTGATGATGATAGATTTGATATGGCGAGACAAGAATACTATAAAATGGTCTCAAACAAACCAACAAACACAGACTGGTATTAAATTATGGCAACAATCACGAATTACTCTAATTTACAAACAACAATAGCAGACTTCCTAAACAGGGATGATTTAACTGCTGTTATTCCTACATTTATTCAGTTAGCAGAAGCACAAATGAATAGAGATTTACGCCATTGGAGAATGGAAGTAAGAGCAAGTGGACAACAATCAGCGGGAGATGCTTATATGCAAATACCTTCTGACTGGATAGAAACTATACGCTTTCATATTACTGATGGTGGTACAAGTCCACTAGATTTAATGTCTCGTAAAGCAATAGAAGATAAACGCTATGGCAATGAAAACATGAGTGGCACACCAAGATATTACACACACGCAGATAGTCAGTTCGAGTTATTTCCAACTCCAAATGAAACAACCAATACAGAACTACTATATTTTGCAAAGATACCTAGTTTGTCAGATAGCAATACTACAAACTGGTTACTGGAAGATGCACCAGATGTATACCTCTACGGAGCGTTACTACATTCTGCTCCGTATCTTGCAGAAGATGAGAGGGTTGGAGTATGGGCACAGATGTATGGTGCTTCTGTACAAAGACTCAATGACAGTTCCGATGATGCTCGTATGAGTGGATCGGGTTTAACACTTAAAATAAGGGGAATGGGATGAGTTTTTCAAACTATTTAGAAACAGAGATACTAGATCATGTATTTGGTGGTAATGCATATACTGCACCTTCTACATTGTATCTAGCATTATTTACAACTGACAATACAGATACTGGTGGTGGTACTGAGGTATCTGGTGGTGCTTATGCAAGACAATCAGTAGCATTTACTGTATCTGGCAACACAGCATCTAACTCAGCAGATGTGGAGTTCCCAACAGCAACAGCAAACTACGGAACAGTAGTAGCAGTAGCAGTTATGGATGCTTCAACTGGTGGTAATCAATTAGCGTATGCAGGTCTTTCATCAGACAAAACTATTGAAACTGGTGATGTATTTAGAGTTCCTGCAGGTGATTTAGATATTACATTAGACTAAAAAATGCCAATTAATCCACTTTCTGGTTTAGACCTTACTTACCAGATTTCAAAAGTCATATCGCAAGGAGCGATTGGTGGTTCAGATGTAGATATAGATGACAATGGCGTATTCGCTTGTAATGTTGTCTTACCTTCATCTAATACTTCTAACGGATGTCTTTTTGAACATGGTGGTGGTGGAACTGGTGCGTGGGTTGGCATTAGAGATAGTGGTGCAACATTCAGAGTAAGAGCAGGGGATGGTGGTGTAAGTTTATCATCATCAAATTCAAATACTGCTGTCCTTGATGTTCCAACTTCTTCTCTGCCTATGGATGGCAATTCTCATTCAGTTATATGGGAATTTAATCCGTCTGGTGGAACAGTAAAACTATGGGTAGATGGTGTCAGTTATGGAACTGGTGCTACTACTGGTGGTGGTGCATTAGAAAGTGGTAATTATAGTGGTGGTGGTACTGGTACTTATGGTGGTGAAGAAAATATAGGTGTAGTTGGTGAACCAACAACTGCATGGACAAGCATTTCATCATTAGAGAGTGATTTATATTACTTTGATGGACAACTTGTAAGTGCATCAACACCATCTGAAGGTTCTAACTATTATGGTTCATTTAAGTATGGAAACTTAGCATACTCGAGTGGTGGAATCTTTTTAGGTACTGCTACAGCGAGTGCTAGTTCTTCTACAACTTGTACAGCAGGTAGACAACAAAGCACATCAGCGACAGTAAACGCTAGTGCTAGTATTACTTGTAATGCAAGTAGAAAGCGAGAAAGTTCTTCTACAATTACTGCAAGTGCAAACATCACTTGTAATGCAAGAAGAGTACCAGAGGGTTCTGCTCTCATTAATGGTGTTTCTACAACTTCTGTAAACACAACTGCAAATGGTTCAGTAATTAGAAATGTAAGTGCTACATCAAGTGTAAGTTCTACAACAAGTGTTTCTGGTTATAAGACTGCGAAAGGTAGTGCGACAGTTAATGCTAGTGCTACTACAACAATATCAGTTGAAAGAGCAAGATATGGTTCTGCAAGTGTTTCAAGTAATGCAAGTTTAACAGCAAGTGGTAAAGTTACCATTCTTGCAAGTGCTACTGGAACTGCGACTGCCGTTGCTACCATTCAAGCAACGAGAGTTCGAGAAAGTGATGCTTCCCTTACATCCACAATAACAGTTTCAGCAAGTGCTAATTTTAATGTAGTAGCAAGTGCAACAGCAAATCCAACAGTAACAACTACTGTAAGTGGATTAAGAGTAGGCGAATCAGATGCAACTGTTAGTGCAAGTTCAACTACAACTGCTACATCAAACGCAAATGGTAGTAGAGTAAGAGAATCTGGTGCAGTAGTATCATCTACATCTAGTTGGTCTGGAGTAGGAAGAATAACTGCTAGTGCATCATCTATTACAACAGCAACTGCAAGTGTCATAGCAGATAATGTAAGAGTAAGAAGTAGTGGTGCAACAATATCTTCTACATCAAGTAAAGCAGTAGTAGGTAGAGAAAAGTGGGAGGTTATTTCACGCTCTACAGATACTTGGACTACAATAAGCGAAACTTCTACAACTTGGGAGAAATTAGTCGCATGAGTTTAATACCTTTAAAATTACCTGCAGGAATATCCAGAAACGGAACAGATTATGAAAATCAAGGCAGATGGCGTGATGCTAATTTAGTTAGATGGCACAACCAATCATTAAGACCTATCGGTGGATGGACACAAAGAGCAACAGCAGGTGCAACAGTATCTGGCGTAACAAGAGGAATGATTGCGTGGGTTGATAATTCAGACAACTCAAACTTAGCAATCGGAACAGAATCAAATTTATATTACATTACTGATGGTGGAACGATATATGACATAACACCATCTGGTTTTACAAGTGGTAGTGCAACAGCAACAAATAATACTGGATATGGTGGTGGATATTATGGTGGTACATTATCAAGTGCAGATCAAGATAGTTTGTATGGTACTTCACAACCTTCAACTGGCGTATTTCAAGAAGTTACTACTTGGTCATTAGATAATTGGGGTGAATATTTATTAGCACTTACAGCAGATGATGGCATATTGTATGAGTGGACATTAAATACTGGAACAGTAGCACAAGCAGTAAGTAATGCACCAGTAGACAATAGAGCAATGTTTGTTACAGAAGAGCGTTTTGTATTTTTATTAGGTGCAGGTGGCAACCCTAGAAAAATCCAATGGTGCGATCAAGAAAATAATACATTATGGACACCAAGTGCTACAAACCAAGCAGGTGATTTTGAATTACAAACAACTGGACAAATTATGTGCGGTTGTAGATTGAAAGGCAGATCATTAATCTTAACAGATAACGATGCACATACTGCTACTTATCAAGGTGCTCCATTTGTATACGGGTTTGAAAGAGTTGGTACAGCATGTGGTATAGCATCAAGAAAGACATTAGTAGCAATTGATGAAGGTGCATTTTGGATGGGTAAAAGAGCATTCTTTATGTTTGATGGATCTGTAGCAAAAGAATTACCTTGTGAAGTGTCTGATTATGTATTTGATGATATTAACAGAGACCAAATAACAAAAGCATTTGCAGTAAATAATGCTCAATATGGTGAGATTTGGTGGTTTTATCCTTCTGGTGGATCAAATGAATGTGATAAATATGTTGCTTTTGATTACAAAGAAAACCATTGGGAAATTGGAGCATTAGAGCGTACAGCGGGTGTTGATAGTGGCGTATTTAGAAATCCAATATGGATAGACGCTAGTAACAACTTATACAACCATGAAACAGGTTATACGCATGGTGGAGAAACTCCATTTGTAGAATCTGCACCTATATCACTAGGCAATGGTGATCAAATTATGAAAGTAAATAAACTGATTCCTGATGAATTAACACAGGGAGAAGTAAAAGTTCGATTTAAGACACGATTCTATCCAAATGATACCGAGACTTCACATGATTTATTAACTATGGGAAATCCAGTATCTACGAGATTCACAGGTAGACAAATTCGTATGAGAATAGAAGGAAACGGAAATAGTAACTGGAGAGTTGGTGTTATGCGTTTAGAAGCAAAGGCAGGTGGGCGTAGATGAGTGCGTTCAATCCACCACCACCATTAGGTGATCGTTGGAAAGTATGGGGAGAGAGTTTAAATAAATGGTTATCTTCTACTAGAGATAAACTATCTAACTTTACTTCTGGAGATTCAGCGTATCAAGATGGTGCGTTAATGTGGCGTAGATCTGATAAAAAAGTAATTGTTTCTTATGATGGTGCGTGGCATCCATTATCAGAGGGTGGAGGCATAAATGAAGGTAGTCATGGATTGTTCTACGATACTACTACACAGACAGCAACTGCTATAAATACTGCATACGCTGTTACATTTAACAATAGTGCTTTGACTAACAATATTAGTATTAATAGTGGTGATTCATCAAGAATTGATTTTGCAAAAGCGGGTAAATATCTAATTACATTTACTGCTACGATGGAATCTACAAGTGCATCAACAAAAACAGTTTATTTCTTTCCTAGAGTCAATGGTGTAGATGTAGCAAACTCAGGAATTATTAGCACAGTCCACGAAAACGGACAAAGAAAAGTGGTAACAAGAAACGGAATATTTAGTTTTAGTGCAGGAGATTACCTACAAGCAATGTGGGCGGTAGATGATTTAGATTTGTATATAGAACCTGAATCAGCAACAGCGTTTGCACCTGCAACACCTAGTATAACAATGACAATAAACGAAATCACAACATCATGAAAGTAATGGAAGAATTAGTCCGTTGTAAAGACTGGATTATGGATGCATTAGATAAAGGTGGTAATACACACGATTTTAAAGATATAGTTGATGGAGTTCTATCAGGACATATGCAGTTATGGTGTAATGAAAAAGCATGTGCAATAACTGAAATAGTCGTGTATCCTAACAAGAAAGTATTTCATGTGTTCCTAGCAGGTGGTAAAATGGACAAAGTGCTAGAATTACATGATAATTCCTTAGAGTGGGCGAAAGCACAAGGATGCGAAGGAATGACACTCTCAGGCAGAAAAGGTTGGACAAAAGCATTAAAAAGCAGAGGATGGCAAACCCATCAAACAGTATTAGCAAAGGAGTTCTAAAATGAGTGGCGGTAAAGGCGGTGGCAAAACAACAACAACAGAAATTCCAGATTGGATCAAAGAACCTGCTATCAGAAACCTAGAAAGAGCAGAAAAAGCACAACAAATTGGTTATATGCCTTACTATGGTGTAGATATTGCAGGATTTAGTCCTATGGAACAACAAGCAATGCAAGGTACAGTAAGTCAAGCACAAGCATTTGGTCTTGCACCTCAAGGTATGAACGCAATGGCAGGAATGCCTCAACCACAACAGTATGATATTGGTGGTGGTCAAATGGTTTCTGGATATTCATCAGCACCTTTATATGAACAAGCATTAGCAGAAGTGCAAAGAAAACAACCAGAGTTTGCACAACGCTACGGCAAACTTTACGAGGGATAATTATGGCAGGGGCATCAGGACAACAAACAGCAACACCTAATATAAATGTTGCATCAGCACAAGGTTTATATGGTGCAGGAGCAGGTACAGTTGCAGGAATGGGTTATCAACCTCAGCAAGTACAAGCAGGTCAATTAGCATCTACTAATATTGGTCAATATCAAAATCCTTATACACAACAAGTAATCGAAGCATCTCAAGCAGATATTCTTCGTGGTGCTCAAATGGGTATGCAGGACTTAGCAAGACAAGCACAACAAGCAAGAGCATTTGGTGGATCAAGACATGGTGTTGCAATGTCAGAATTAGGTCGTGGTGTAGCGGAACAACTAGGTCAAGTTTCTGCACAGCAAAGACAAGCAGGTTTCCAAACTGCACAGCAAATGGCACAACAAGATATTCAAAACAGATTACAAGCACAATTAGCAAACCAACAAGCAGGTCTATCGGGTGCACAACAAAGACTAGGTGCATCAAGACAACTTGCAGATATTGCTAATCTTGGATTTGGTATGGGACAAACAGTTCAGCAAAACATGATGCAACAAGGTGCAATGCAAAGAGCATTACAACAG